TTGTCGGGTCTCGGCGGTCCTGGCGGACCATCCCCGACGCCGGGATTGCCTAGCGGGGCGCCACAATGACAAATCGATCGCCCCACGAACGGCTTTTGCTGGAACTTTCCGAAGAGGCCTATCACCTCTGGCGGCACAGCCCGATCACGGCGGCGTACCTGCTTTACCTGGGAGACCAAATCGAGGCCTTCCGAACGGCTGCGGCGGACCTTCTGGAAGCGGGCCAATTGTCCCCGCAGTTCGATGTGATTCGGGGTCGAATTATGACCTTGCGGGAATTGCAAAACCTCTCGCTTGATGATATTCAGAACTTCTATAGGCAGGAAACTCAGGCAGACCATGCAGCAACATCTGATTAAGGGTCTTCACGCCGACTACACCCCGGCCAAATGGGACGGGCAAAACACAAGCGGCGTTAGGGTGGTTGGCAAGACGGTTCTCGTTCTAATGGACGAATGCTCGCCAACGTCAACGGGTGGAGTTAGCCTCCCCGAAGATGTCGTCGAGAAAATGAGCATGGCCGCCGAAACCGGCGTCCTCGTCGCCGTTTCCCCCGGTGCGTTCCTTCTCAATGAAGACATGACGCCATGGACCGGTGAGAAGCCGCGCGCCGGCGACCGCGTTTATATCGAGAAATATGCCGGGAAGCAGATCAAGGGCCGCGACGGCAAGACGTATCGCATCATGGACTATGGCAGCATCGGCGCGACATACGAGGCCGAAGTGGCATCCGTTTCATCGAAAGTGGGGAGCACTTGATGGCCAACGGGACCGTTGTCAGCAGTTCTATTCCCGATGGCGATCTGCCGCCCGTCGATGCACCCGCCGACGACGAGCCAGCTGTTGTCGCCGATGGCGGGGCCGATGCTGCGACAGAAGCGCGCGCCCGAGAAATGGGGTGGAAGCCGCTGTCAGAATACCGCGGCCCTCCCGGAAAGTGGCAACCGGCCGCAGACTTCATTTCCCGCGGGGAAAACATCCTGCCAATCGTGCGGGATCAGAATCGCCGCCTTGCCGAGCGGGTAGGGAAGCTTGAGGGCGAGATCGGAGGACTGCGGACCACCGCGCAGGAGCAGCTTCAAATCATCAAAGACCTCCGCGACATGGGCCACAACGCTGACCAGCGCGGCTATGACCGGGCCATGGCGGAGATCAAGACGCGCCAGCGCCGCGCCGTAGAGGCCGGAGACACGACGACCTACGATCAGCTTGTCGAGCAAGCTGAGGCGCTCGCGAGTTCAAGAACACCACAACCTACGGCCGCAGAGCCGCCAAAACCGACACCGCCGCAACCGGCTGCGCCTTCGGTGTCAGCTGCGGTCCGCGACTTCGTGGCGCAGAACCCATGGTGGACTGCGGACCCGTTCTTGAATCGCAAGATGATCGATCGCCATATCGATGTGATCCAGGAAGGCGAGATCACAGACGAAGCGGAACAACTCAGCGAAGCAAAGAGCCGGCTGATGGAAGACTACCCCGATCGATTTAACACTCCGGCGCCACCGGCTCGCCAGCGCGCCGCCCCGAGCCGCCGAGCCGCCGCCGTTGCCGCTCCGACCGCGCGCCAACCTGCGCCAGCGCCAGGGGCGCCGATGGCGAAGATCGATCAGATCCAAGACCCAACCGAACGACAGCAGGCGCGTGAGGCTTTCAACCGAACGAAGCGTCAATTGCCGGACTACACCGAGGCGGAGTACATGGCGCTGTATGGCGATCCGCGTGCCGACGTCCTGGCGTTGCAGAAGCCGAGGAGCCGCGCCAATGGTTGACGAAACCACCCAAGTGCAGGACCCGGTACGCAGAGGTCCTGGGCGCCCTCCGAATGCCAGCCGCGCTGTGGCGGATCATCCCCACCTTGAAGTCTCGGCCGGCGTGACCGGCGATGCGTCAATTGCACCGGAGTCAACGCCACGAGAGGACGAATCCGTTGAACAGGCGATCGCAAGAATCCGGGCTATTCGGCAACCGTTTGGGGCTTTTACGCTCAAACTTGCGTTGCCTGTGAGATCGGGCTATCATCGGCACTGGTTTAATGATGTCGCCGGCCGAATTGACGAGGCACAAGCGTCAGGATGGTCGCACATCATGAACCCGAGGGACGGCAAGCCCCTCAATCGGGTGGTCGGCACGGGACGAGACAATGGGGTCCTGAAAGCCTACGCGATGGAAATCCCCGAGGTGTTTTGGCAAGAGGAAATGGACGCCAAACACAAAGCGGCTCAGGAAAAAATCGACGCGATCAAGAAAAACCCGTTTCAAGCGGCGCCAGGTCAGGCAAAGCCGTCCGACAAGGGCAAATTCTATGATCCTGAAGAATCGACGGGCAAAGGCCCACTTCAGGTGATCGGCCCCAAGGGGTAGGGGTCCTTCTCTCCCCTCCGCAGGCATCCAAGGTAAGTCAGGCAGTGATTGGCCGCGCTTTGCGCGCCGAATGAGCTTGTCTGTACCTTTTGGAGGCCTTGCGCCATGGCGAACGCGAATAACCCTATCGGGTTGCGCCCGATCAATGACAATGGCACGCCTTGGAGTGGTCAAGGCCGCATGGTGGCGTTTCCCGCCACGCAGGGCGCAAACATCTTTCTCGGCGACCCGCTTGTCCCGCTCGGCGGGACCGACGCCTTTGGCGTCCCCTACGTGGGCCTCGCGAGCGCTGGCGCCGGCAACACGATTCTCGGCGGCTTCGTCGGTATCTGCAACGGGCCGGCCGGTTCGCACTACACCATCACGCGCGATCTTCCGGTCTATCGCCAGGCGAGCGTCGCCAACTACGGTTTCGTCTGCGACGATCCAACTCAGCTTTACGTGATCCAAGAAGATTCGGTCGGCGGCGCAATCGCGGCCGGCGTAGCGGGGTTTGCCAACGGCAACCTTGTCGCGGGCGCCGGCAGTCTCATCACGGGATATTCCGGCTGGCAGCTTCAAAGCTCGTCAGTGAGCGCCACGGCCAATCCGACCTATCAGATGCGCATCCTCGGGGCGGTCCGCGGTCCTGACATTGTGCTCGGGACATACTGCGATTGGGTCGTTCGCATCAACCTGCCGGCCCTGTGGGGCGCATCCGGCTACTGACGCCGAAAGTAGAGGAGAAATAACAAATGGCTACCATCGGCGGCGTCATCACTACTGGAGCTCATCCAAAAGCTTTATGGCCAGGAATCAAGACGTTTTGGGGTCGGCAATACGCCGAACATCAGCAGGAATACCCGGAGTTGTTCGACATCGAAACGTCGGACAAGGCCTACGAAGAGGATGTCGAAATCTCTGGGTTCGGCGTCCTTCGCGAGAAGGACCAAGGGGCGGCGCTGAATTACGACAGCGAAGTTCAGGGTTCGATCACGCGATACACCCACATCGCCTATGCCGGCGGCTACATCGTGACGTTCGAGGAGCTGCGCGACAATCTCTACGAGGTTGTGTCGAAGCGCCGTGCGGCGATGCTGGCCTTCGCAGGGCGGCAGACCGAGGAGATCGTCGCCGCCAACGTCTTCAATCAGGCGTTCAATGCGGCCTATCCGATCGGCGACGGCGCTGCGATGATTTCGGCCACCCATCCGACGATCAATGGCAATCAGTCGAACCTTCTGACCACGTCGGCCGACCTTTCCGAGACGGCGATCGAAGACCTTTCGATCCAGATCATGCAGGCAAACGATTACCGCGGGAACAAAGTCGCGCTGGTGCCGCAGTGTCTCGGGATTTCGCCGGTGCAGTGGTTCGACGCCAACCGGATCGTTCATTCGATCCTGCAGAACGACACCGCGACGAACGCCATCAACGTTCTCAAGGCGACGGGAATGTTCCCGAAAGGCATCGTCGTCAATCACTACTTCCTTGCGGCGACGGCGTGGTTCATCCGCACCAACGCGCCCTACGGTTTGCGCTTTATGTGGCGCGACAAGCCGATGTTCGACACGGACAACGAGTTCGATACCAAGAACGCGAAGGCGGCGCAGTACATGCGCTTTTCGGCCGGATGCACCGACTGGCGGCAGATTTGGGGGGCGCCCGGAGTCTGACGCCGATTGATGCATCTCTTTG